GCGAAATGGTCGCCGGAAACTTAAAACAGAAGCGGAAGTCATCTGTGGTCTGCTCACGCCAGCGCAGGACAACCTCGGGTTTCGGCAGGGCGTAAAGCGTGGTGTTGCCCTCCACGCAGTTAACATGACGGGCGTTAGGGGTTAACTTACTGATTTTAATAATCCTCCCGTACTGTTCTCGTGGCTATGGGGCATCAATGGGGCAAAATCTGCCAGCTTCTGATTCAGCATTGCGATCTGCTCTGCGCTGCTGTCAGCCATCCATGCACCGTAAACATTGAACACCATCTGCGCGCTCGCATGCCCCATCTGACTGGCAATAAAACTCGGGTTTGCACCAGCAGATAATGACCAGCACGCATAGGTATGTCGTGACTGGTACGCCTTTCTGTGTCTGATCCCCGCGCGCTTTAGTGCCGCTTCCCATGAGTCGCCTACTGAATCGACCCGGTAGATAAATCCGACCTGCTTACTGCGTCTGACTACATGCGGGTTAAAGACGAATGTACACTCATGGTTCACCGAACGGCCGTACTCACGTAACTGCACTTCAATGTGATATTGCCTGCCCAGCCTTGTCATTTCAGCCTGATTTTTCAGGATACTGATTGCGGGCTGGATAAGATGCACTACTCGATCTGTGCTTGCCTCGGTTTTCGGTAGAGTGAACTCACCAAGTTTCGTATAATTACGCCTGACGGTAATTGTTCCCGCCTTCAGGTCGATATCTTCCCAGGCCAGGGAGACCAGTTCCCCGTGACGCATTCCTGTGTACACTGCTAATGACCACAGGTTTTTCGTCTGCTGATGCCGGCATGCATCTATCAGGCGAATAAATTCATCACGAGAAAGAGGATCTGGTTCTGCCCTGGCTTTTTTCAGAGGCTTAATTCCCTCGAATGGGTTCACCTCTAAGTAACCGTGATCCGCAGCAAACTGAAACATTCCGGCCATTGTCGTCATGTAATAGTTCACAGTAACAACGCTTCGCCCTTTTGCCGGGGATTTGTTTTTCGTCGGATTCTGGTAACCAGTTAGCAAATCTTTCCTGAGATACAGCAATTCCTCTTTGGTTACTGCTGACGCCAGGCGATTACCTCCGATCCTCGGCACCATATTCCTTGCGACAGACTCATAGCGATTGAATGCGTTCGCGCAGATTTCCATCCGTTTCAGATCCAGCCATTTTTCTTCAAGTTCTTTCACTGTAATGTCTTTTTTACTTACACCAAAAGCCTTGAGGTTAGGGGAGTCAGGAAACTGGGTTGCATAATCAAAGGTTCCTGTGCGGATGGCAAAACATACTGATGTCCGCAGTTCCCCGGCTATCTTCCTGTTCTTAGCGGTGTCAGGGACTCCGAGACTTTCCCTGACACGCTTACCTTTAAAATTAAACCAGATGCGTAATGTGCCACCGTGGTTTTCGACGCCTGTTGGATATGTGACTTTATCCATTTATGTTACCTCCAGACGCCCAAGAGCGATACGAGCTTACCTTTTTCATGGCATCAAATCACCCTGGCTGCTTGCTTTTCATTGAAGCGACCCAGGCATCTACAGCCTTTCTGTTATACATGCACTCACTGGAAGGTTTAGGATTCCCGTCAGGCGATACGTGGATATACTCCCTCCCAACCATCCAGCATTCTTTTCTGGCCCGGAGGATGGTACCGGGCTTGAGCCCGGTAACCGCGATAAGAACGCTTTCACAAACCCACTCGTTGGGTGCTAACTGGAAAATATTGCTCATGGTTATTTATCCATTACCCTGGCTGCACCCAGGGGAAATTAAAGCTCGCTGCTGGTGGTCGGAATCAATTTCTGCCAGATCGCGGACACGTATTTTGCCTGATGTCGCGCATCGGCCAGTGCGTTATGTGCAACCCCATCGAATGGCATATCTCGCTTTGGATCGAAACCCACAACTCTGCCTAATGTGACGATGGTTCTGACGTCGTGATCGTTCCAAAATTGCCACGGGCAAACCTGGCCGGCGCGTTCATATGCGCCGCGCAATATAACGTTGTCGAAAGTAGCTCCATTGCCCCAAACTTTTAAATATTTTGGGTTATCAGAATGCCGATTAATGAAATGGCTCAGTTCAGATAGGGCAGATGATATCGGCATCGCATCATCAACACAGATTGCTGATCGTGCTTCTGAGCTTTGTCTTAACCACCACAGAATAGTGTCACCATCTGGCACCGCTCCCTGCTCCATAGCGCTTTCAAGGTTAACGGCGCTGTAAAACTCCTGACCCAGTTCACCGCTTTGCGGATCGAAGAACACGGCACCAATGGAGACGATAGGGGCATTCGGTTTTTTGCCCATGGACTCAAGGTCGATCATTAAATTGTTCACGTTAAATATTCTCCTGTTTTGGTGCTGCTTTAATCATTGCTGCCCAGCATAACTCAGCCCGGCGCGCCGCCTGCCGACATCCACTTAATGCTTCGTATTCCTCCCACTCTTTTTCATCGCTGAAGTGCGGATTTGGAACCGATTCGAAGCCGTTAATAATCATGTCCTCGGTCGGAACGATAGGCACCAATACGTAACCATCCGGAGTTACCGGAGAGTTGCCAGCCTGGAGAATAGATTTCAGCGCTGCCCTTGGCATTGCCGACCAGGCAAGAAATACGTCTGGCCTGTCGACATCTTCTGTCGGGAGAGTGTTTTCGATTTCGTCCAGCGCATCACTTAGCTTCTGAAATGCGTCGTCTGGAACAACGTGGCACTCTTCGCCATCAACATCTTGCTGACAGCTATCATCTGCGAGTTCGAATGCGGCCCCGCAAACATTGAGCAGCATTTCAATAACGCGACGGTGTTCTTCTGTTACGCAATTCTCCGGCGCTCTCGGCTTGCCCTGGCTATCTGACGGCGCTAACGGAGCGTTAGTCAGTGCAGAGGCCAGCATTTCAATATCTGGCTGGGCTGGCTTCGGCAATATCGCTTTGATTGCTTCGATACCTGCATCATGTTCTGCTCGCTGTTCCAGCGTCATAGCTTCCAGTTCGGCGTGATAGTCAGCGCGACGGCGCAATGCGTCCAGCACGCACTGAGTGCGCACGCCTTTACCGAATTTAAGCCCGGGCTCAAGATGCACTGGACATGGTAGAGTTTCCGGAATGGATAGCACCCCATCAATCACCTTCACAGCATCAGCCATTGCGTAGCCGAGATTACCGCCGTCGCTTTGTGCTGATGCTTTACTGAGTATTTCGCGTATCTGGTGCAGGCGCTTGAGTGATACAGGACCGTGCGCCGGGTGGTTGTTAGTTGTCATGGGTTAGTCCTCCCTATCTCCGCTGCAATAAAACCAGATATCATCGACCCGCAATGGCCTGCGATAATCGCCCACACAGGAACATCAATCTTTGCAGCCACCATGCTTATCGGCGTTGCAGCTAAGGCGATGAATGCGATAATTAGGTAAATCTTCCATCTCTCAGCCATGCTCACTCCCCCTTCACGCCAATGCCAGTGGCGGTAAGCGCTTTGTTGTAGTTGTTCTGGCAGTCGATATAACCTTTCGCGTAATCCTCAGAACCGCCATAGTGGACAATCTGGAAGTCATCGAATTGTTTCACTGCCACCTCCCGCGCCTCCAGTTCTGCTATGCGGCGTTCTGCGGCCTCCAGTGCGCCAGTAATCACCTCAAATTCATCCCAGCGAATGATTGGCGCGTAAACATCACCAGAACCATGCTTCAGCCTGATATCGGAAATAATCACCTGCGCCTGTTTGTTGAGTGCTGTCATTGGACTGTTCCTTTTCTGACTCTGCTCAATAACTGGTTAAACATCATGGTTAGGCTGTTACTGCACCCAAACGGCATATCGTTAACACGGTATGTCGGAATGCCCTTGCGAACACCAGACTTTACGATCCGGCCGGTGCCATAGAGTTGCGATAATGCGCCAGCGACCGCGGGTGTCTTTTTGTTCATACCTTTGGCGATTTCACCGCTGGTGGTATTCGGATGAGCCTGGAGATATTCAAATACGGTCATGGCGTTTTACCTTTACGTTCCTGTTCCAGTTGCACCAGAGACTCTTTTAATGCTGCGAACGTAGCGTCCAGTCTGGTGGCGACTTCGCGCATAAGCAGTGCATGCTTTGGTGGCAATTCAGCAACGGAGGCAAAAGCCTCCGCTACGAGTTCTTTTACCTTCATGCGGCGCATTGGCGCTGCTCCATCAATTCGTTGAAGCGATTAATGAACATGCCATATGACTGGCCTGGACGAACTGGGTTGATGATGAATAGATCCGTTGGGACAACTCCCTCGAGGCAAGGCCACACGGAACCTTCGTCAATCTCAAAATCGCGGCGTTCGCTGGCAAGCATCACCAGATCGGCATATTTCACGGTTGGGTGTTGCCCCATCGGTAGGCCAAATTTCTGGCGAATAGCTGCGTCTACGCGAGCTTCGATCACCTGGTAATCAGGCAACAGGCGCTTAAGCGGTGAGGGGATGTCCTGTAGGTAGGCTTCGGCGGCATCATGAAGCAGGGCTTCTAATGCAAACTCCTGCGGAACGAGGTGGCTGGTTAAAACGCTATGTTGGCCGACGCTGTAAAACTCAGGAAGATGCCCTGCAAAGCGGCAGATATGAGACAACGCGGTAGCGATATCTTCGATCACGATATCGTCCTGTTGGATATCGAGGTAATTAAAGTGTTTGCCGGATAATGTCTGAATGTAACTCATGGTTTTCTCCATATTGGCGCGCTGCACCGCGCCATTAAATTAATGAATTGCTGAATTTAGCGTGCAGCAACCCAACCCATGCTTATGGGGTAATTGTTGCCTGGTGTTTATCGCTTGGCTTCGCCGCCGAGAGAGGTTGTTAATCCGTTAATGAGAGAGATAAGCTCGCCGGTCATCAGAACAAAGTCAGCGTCGAACCGCTGAGCCGCATCCTCACGGTCGATATCGTCGTTTTGTTCTGTCAGCTCATCAGAGAACTTAAGGCGCTTGATGCTGCCGTCATCGCAAAGAACGAACTGAATGCGCTGTTGCCAGTCGATAGACAGCTTTGTAACTACTTTGCCAGCTTCCAGATGCACATGAATTTCGTCGCTGACCAGAGCCTGTTTTTTAAAGCGTCCGATACCGCCATTTTCAAGAATGGCTTTCAGTTCGGCTTCATCACCCAGCCCAAAGCCAGCAGGCGCGCTACCGGAACGAACCCAGTCGGTCATAGTTAGTTCGATCGGCGCTTCAATAGTCAGCGGTACCACCGGGAGAGAACCGAGAGTTTTACGAAGCAGGGCCAGTGAGTCTTCGGCACGTTTGGCGCTGGCAGCATCAACCATGATCAGACCGTCGGTGATGTTGATCCACAAACTAACAGTCGAGTTTTTGGAGAACGCCCGAGGAAGCAGGGAGTGCAACACTTCATCACGCAGCGAATCTTTCTCAGTTTTTTTGAGGCGACGCCCCTGATCGGATTCCAGACGCGACACACGCTTGCGCAGTTCTTCAGCAATGACAGGAGATGGCAGTATTTTTTCTTCCCGGCGAATAACCAACAACACTTGATTATTGACAGTGTGATGCAAGCGATCTGACAGCTGACCAAGTGGTGATACCCAACCGGTTTTTGCCATATCCTGGCTACCGCATGGAGTGAAGCGAAATAGTTCAAGCTGCTGTTCCAGCTCTTCCTGGTTGATGGTGAAATCGCGACTAAGGCGATACACCAACATATTTTTGAAAAACGGATTGTTCATTCTCGGTTCCTCAACGCCTCTGCACCGGCGTTAAAAAGTTAGTTTCTCCATACACAACAGAGAAGGGCACCTGCATTGGTTGGCGGTTTGAGAGACCGCTTTCTTTTTGCCCGGGTGGATTGGGTTATGAGCCCGTCACACGGTGATACCCTTTTCTGTTGTGTAAAAAGGGCGGTACCAGCTAATTGATGGGATGTAACTGGTACCGCCAACACTTCACGCAGCATTCAAGTTGTGGCGCCAGGCGCTTGTCTTCTGGTTGTCTCGATGGACTGCAATTCACCACAACGAAGAGAACATTGCCGGTGTTCGAATCGAACGAACCTTTTCCCTGCCCAACCCTCCCAACTAAATGGGACTGTCTGGAATCGAACCAGCACTTATGCCTTGCTCGTCAATGTTCTCATCGTTGTGCCCTGAAAAAGGCTGGCGGTTACCGGAAATACACGGGAAAACACCGGGCCGCCAGAACAGGGAAGTACTTGTTATTGCTTTGGCCTGCTTTTAACCACATCAGGCGTGGTGGTATCTTGGTATTCTCACATAACCAAGAGGGATGTTTATGGGCGCTTTTGATAACCAGGAAATTACGTTACCCGCATGCCCTAAGTGCGGCACTAAGACGAAGAAGAAAATCGCTTGGCTCAAGTCGAACAAAAGTTTCACTTGTCGATGTGGAGCTACTATCAATGTCAACAGCAGCCAGCTTACTTCCGAAATCAGGATGGTTGAGGACAAGCTGAAGAAGCTCTTTAAATAGTTTTTTATCGACTGATATTATTTCGTTATCAGAGGTTGGTTTTTCAGCCTCTGATTTTTTAGTCAGGATCATTTTTTCTACACATGTGACTACGCATTCCGAACAGATGGCAGGTTCGTCCTTACCACCTTTTGCGACGATCTTTATCGCTCCCAGTTCGGTTGCTCCGCAAAATGAGCATGTGAATAAATGATTCATGTAAACCTCTACCCCCAACCTAAGTTTTCTGTCAGCGAATCATCCGGTTATTCATATGCCACCGGCGGCTACTTCGTGGGCGTCCTGCCTGTTCGCTTTCGATGCAATGACTATAGCTACTTTAAGTAGATAATTTCAACAACAAAAAGTAGAAAAATGAAATTTTTAGTAGTGTAGTGTTATGAGGTGAGGAATTGGAGGCGTAAAAAAACCGGCTTTCGCCGGTTTCTTGATGAATTAATTATTAGCCAAACTCTATCATTTTTAGAGGTAAGCATCTGATTAGCTTGCCGAATATGTATAGTTCATTCATTTCATGCTCCTCTATGAAGAAGGGCGGGTAATGTTCATTGTCTGAAAGAACTGCCAGTCGGCGCCCTTTTACCTTCTGCAAACGTTTAACGAACGTACTGTCTTCAAAATTGAACACATAAACGCCGTCGCCGCTGAATTGTTCAACCTTGCTGTCTATGAAAAGCAGGTCCTTTGGGCAAAGCGTGGGCATCATGCTATCGCCATCAACATTTATCATGACGATGCCATCAAGGCTTCTACGACCAAACAACTCGAAGATCCTCTCTTCTGGAATCTCTATTGAGCTCACTATTGTAGGGAATGGTTGGTTTATATATCCGGAACCGGCTGAAGCATGAACATCCAATTGCTCTATTCTGACCGTGCCTTTGGCTGGCGCGTCGCCACCATTAACAGGCACACCATAATCAAGATAAGCCGGTGAGACGGCAAGTCTTTCTGCAATTCGAATCATCTTCTCATCTCTCGGCTTTGCAGTACCAAGAGTGTAGCGCCGCGCCATCTCATACGAGACACCACTGAACTCTGACAATTCTTTAACTCCAATAGATTGCTCTTGGAGAGACCTGTTTAGCCTTTCGGCAAAGTCTTTGTATTTAGCATTTTCCACCATAAGTAGAAGATTAAGCGCACAAGGCATAGTTGTCATTTCTATTTTAAGTTGCTAATAATTGCTACTATAAGTAGTATTGATGCAGGCTTAGTCATAGGAGAACACATGTCATCTCAACACAAGAATGTAACAGCTAAAGCTGTGAAGGCGATCGGGTCGATTTCAGAGGTATCAAGGCGGTTTGAATTCCAATCAGTTCAATCTGTTGCGAACTGGATTGCAAAGAACCGAGTACCTTCTGAAAGAGTTATTCAACTCTGCCAATGGGGCGGATGGGTAGTAACTCCCCATCAATTACGACCTGATATTTATCCGAACAAAAATGACGGCATACCTTCCGCTAACAACAATAGTCAACTTTAAGTTGATTATTAACTACCAGAGGGAAATCAACATGGTAGACAGCATAAATACAGCAATCCGCCTGATGTGTAAGGCACACAAGCATGGTCGCTTAGGTATGGCTTCCGATTTAGGGATGACTATCGACCAGTTCCACAACCACCTGTACCAGAAGTGTGGCAGTCGGTTCTTTACCTTGGCAGAACTGGAACGGATGGAGGACCTGTCTGGTTCTTGTTACTTGGCCGAGTACCAGGCGAACCGCAAAGGGAAATGGCTGGTGGATGTTCCAACTGCTGAGAGCCTGGATAACGTTGAGCTGTACAGCATTGAGATGAAAGCGGCAGCAGCATCTGGTGAGCTGGCTAATGCCAAGATGGCAGCAGCGGCTGATGGGGTAATTGATTCATCAGAGCGCAAAACGCTTTCAGAATTATTCAGTAAGAAGCTCCGCCACCAGATTCACGGGTTCCTGGGATTTATGGCGCTTTATGGGGTTGGTGTTTCAGATCAGGCGATTGACGTATTCGTTTCAACAGGCAGAAAAGGTGACGCCCGCGAGTGTGCAGCTCCGGGCGCCTTGGCGTGTCGTATCAGTGGAGAAACTAACGCATGAACAGTGTAAACCGATTCAGACCAGCTAAGCAATTCAGATGTTTGCCGCTGGTGGGTAAAGATGCCCAGTTCGGCTATGTGGAAATCATAAATAACGCGGCTGATGGAGGCAACTACCAGCCAGCAGACTTGATGGTAGAAGCATTTGTTCAGATGAACGAGAAGGGGCGCGAGGAATGGCTGAAGTTAACCGGCGGTTCAGAGATCACTACGGAGTTCCCGTCAGAGTTGTCCGCTGGGAGCCAGATACACAGCGCGTTATATACCTTCGCGAAGGGTACGATCATGAGTGCTTCAGCCCTCTTGAACAATTCCAGCGTAAATTTACAGAATTAAAGGACGACCATGAGCACTAAATTAACCGGTTACGTATGGGATGCATGCGCTTCGTCAGGCATGAAGTTATCCAGCGTTGCCATCATGGCGCGTCTGGCCGACTTCAGTAGTGATGAGGGTGTTAGCTGGCCGTCTATTGGCACGATCGCACGTCAAATCGGTGCTGGAGAAAGTACGGTAAGGACGGCCCTTGCTCAGCTTGAGAAGGATGGCTGGCTTTCCCGTAAGCAGCGCCGTAATGGGAACCGTAACGCATCGAACGTATATCAGCTTAACGTCGTTAAGTTGCGAGAGGCTGCTTTTTCTCACCTGTCAGAATCTGACGCATCAAAATCTGACCCGTCAAAATCTGATGCATCAAAATCCGACCCGTCAAAATTTGAGGCGTCGAAATCCAGCAAAAAAGGCGGTTTTGACCCGTCAGAATCTGGTGGGGATCCGTCAGTAAAATCAAAACAAGAACCACAAGTAAATTCAAAACCTATTAGTCCGGTTGCGAGGCAACCAGACCAGGTCGATTCAGAATCTCTGGTCCTGGATCATTTCAATCGGGTAACGAACTCAAACTACGGGAAGGGTGGCAGAACAAAATCCACTTTGGGTTATATCCGTGGACGCCTGGCTGAAGATTACAGCCCTGAAGACCTGATACTGGTGGTCGATTACCTGAACGAGAAATGGGCGAACGACCCAAAAATGTCGGATTACCTGCGTCCGAAGACGCTCTTTGCTCCTGAGAACTGCGTTGAGTATTTCGAGAAAGCCAAGAAATGGGATTCAGCTGGACGCCCATCCTGGATGAACGGGAAGTGGGAACGCGAAGCCGCAGGCTTCAAATCCAAATACGAATGTGATACCCGCATTCCTGATGGATTCAGGGGGTAATCATGAGCAAGCCATTCCTGAAGTGGGCGGGTGGTAAGTTCACCCAGTTGAGTGACCTGTTCCAGCACATCCCTAGTGGCCTGCGCCTGATAGAACCGTTCGTCGGCGGTGGCTCAGTGTTTCTCAACAGCGATAGACACGCTAATTTCCTGCTGGCTGATGTGAATCCTGACCTGATCAACCTGTACCAGATGTTGGCGGTGGTACCGGATACCGTCGAGAGCAGCGCACGCTGGATGTTCGAGCAGATGGGAACGCCGGAAAACTACGAGCTGATCCGTCAGGAGTTCAATGGTCAGACTCTGGACGCCGCCGAACGTGCTGCCGCGTTCCTGTATCTGAACCGTCACTGTTTCAACGGCCTGATGCGTTACAACCTGTCTCACCAGTTCAACGTGGGCTGGGGAAAGTACAAAGCGCCTTACTTCCCGGAGAAGGAACTCAAGTCATTCACTGACATGGCTCACAACTGCGTGTTCATGACTGCCAGTTTCCGTCGGACGATTGGCCTGGCCGGGAAGGGGGATGTTGTTTACTGCGATCCACCATACGAACCGCTACCGGGAACCAGCGGCTTCACCGCTTACTCAGCTGGTGGATTTACCTGGGATAACCAGGTTGAGCTGGTGGAGTGCTGTGTCGCGGCCCATAAACGTGGCGCAAGCATCGTTATCTCAAACTCTATAGCTCCTCGCATCGTAGAGCTATACGAACAACATGGTTTCAAACTTCACACCATCCCTGCGCGGAGGTCGATCTCCTGCAAAGGCAACACTCGCGAAATCACTAAGGATTTGGTTGCCGTTCTGGAGGTGATCGAGTGAAACCAGAGCATGAGAACGCAGTTCGCGCAGCAGCACGCCGTTGTGCTGAAGAGTTACGAGCAGCGATGCGGGTTAAACCCAAACCAGCATGGAACAAAGTCTGCCCGCCGATCCTGCGCAAACATCATCAGCAGGTCGCGCCGCTTGGGGTAAGCCTCATTGAATTCAACAGTGTTATCGGCCGCATGAATGGCCGTTTCGGAGAGGAACTATGAACGAGTTAACGCCGCGTCAGAGGGATGTTTTCAATGCAATCCGTGATTACAAAGCCCGCGTTGGTTTCCCTCCGACAATGTTTGAACTGGCTGGGCTTATCGGTTGTTCCTCACCAAACGCCGCGGCAGACCACGTGAACGCGCTAAAGCGAAAAGGCTATATCACCGTCGCTCCTGGCGTCGCCCGTGGGATAACGATACTGGGGGAGAATGAGGACCCTGACGCTATCTCTATCGTTCGCGCGCTGTTGGATGGAACGGATGGTGCTCGTGATGAGGCTATTGCCTGGCTGGAAGCAAAGGAGTCTGCATTATGAAACTCGTTCTGCCATTCCCGCCCAGCGTAAACACATACTGGCGAGCTCCAAACAGCGGCCCGTTGAAGGGACGCCATCTGATCAGCCAGAAAGGCCGCGAATTCCAGAGCGCTGCTTGTGCAGCCATTATCGAGCAGCTTCGCAAGTTACCAAAGCCATCGTCAGAGTACGCGGCGGTGGAGATCAAACTGTACCCACCAGACCAACGCCGCCGGGATATCGACAATTACAACAAAGCGCTGTTCGACGTGCTGACGCATGCAGGCGTTTGGGAGGACGACAGCCAGGTTAAACGGATGCTGGTGGAGTGGGGGCCAGTGGTACCGAAGGGGAAGGTAGAGATAACGATCAACAGATATCAACCGGCGGGTGCGGCCGCCTAAGTGGAGAAGAGCATGAACCAGATGAACATCACAGTGAATTGCCCGACGCATCACGTTGCGATGCCTGGGGAGCACATAACAATGTCCAGTCGTGAGATTGCCGCACTGGTGGATTCCCGGCATAGCAATGTGTGTGTGACCATCGAACGGTTGATGAGTAGCGGCGTCATTGGGGGGTATGCTGCAATGCAGTACACCCATCCCCAGAACGGTCAGACCTACCATCACTATGAAGTGAACAAACGAGACAGCTATGTGATCGTTGCCCAGTTATCGCCGGAGTTTACCGCCAGACTTGTTGACCGTTGGCAGGAACTGGAGAGCAGCGGTGGAATGATTGTTCCACGGTCACTTCCTGAAGCTTTGCGCCTTGCTGCTGATCTGGCAGAACAGAAACAGCGCCTGAGTGAAGAACTTGCAGTAGCGGCACCGAAGGCCGAGTTCGTTGATCGGTATGTGACGGCTACTGGTTCAATGACTTTCCGACAGGTGGCCAAGCTGCTTAACGCCAAAGAGCCAGAGTTTGCGATGTTCCTGATTGAGAACGGCATCATGTACCGGCTTAACCGTGTTCTTACGCCAAAGAGCAAGCATATCGAAGCAGGGCGCTTCGAGGTGAAGACGGGCACGACAAACCAGACAAATTACGCGTTCAATCAGTCCCGCTTCACCGCCAAGGGTGTTCGTTGGATTGGTGGTCTGTGGGCAGAGCATATTGCTAAGGGGCAGGTAGCGTGAGGGCATTACTGACACCTGAAGTGGCACCGATGACCGGGGTAGTGTTATTTCGCCCAGGCAGTGAACTGATGCATCTGTTCAGACGTGGGCGTGTTCTTATCGAGCCACAGGCAGAGTCAATGGCTGAGTTACCGTCTGGTCTGCTGCCTGAGACAACTCAGGAGCTTCAGAATGATCCGTTAATGCGTGATGTCTTCGAAAATCAGAAGGTCATACATCGTGCAGGTGGACTCAATTCACTGGATGCTTGGCTCGAAAGAAAACTGGAATGTCAGTACCCACACAGCGAGTGGCACGATCGCAACTACACCATAACCCGGCATGCACCTGGCTCAATCCGCACGTGCTGGGGCTGTGACTTAAAAATTCGTGATCAGTTCACTGAAGGTCTGGCGGGTATAGCCCGTGAAAACCTGGTATCCTGGCTACTGAAGGTTGTAAACGGCCAATTAGGTTTCAGTGAGGACCACATTCTTACACTGCCGGAGTTTTGCTGGTGGATGGTCAGGAGCGACCTGGCTGATGAGATACCTGAAGCCGTAGCACATAAAGCTCTTCGTCTGAAGAAAGAGTCCCACCAGTCGGTAACACGTGAAAGCGATATTGTTCCGGCATTACCCGCCAAACAACTGGTACAGGAGAAAGCGAAAAAGATAGTGGCAATGAAGGTTGACCCAGAGACGCCGGAATCCTTCATGCTTAAACCCAAGCGTCGCCGCTGGGTGAATGAGAAATACACGAGATGGGTTAAGGCCCAGCCGTGCGTCTGCTGTAACAAGCAAGCTGACGACCCCCACCACCTGATTGGCCACGGGCAGGGTGGAATGGGTACAAAGGCACACGACCTGTTTGTGATACCTCTGTGCAGAGAGCATCACGACGAGTTGCATGCTGATCCTGTGGCATTTGAAGCGAAATACGGTGACCAACTGGTCCTGGTGTTTCGGTTTATAGATCGTGCGCTGGCAATCGGCGTACTGGCGTAAGTGGAGAACGCTAAATGATTAATCCTTCTGAAGTTGGTAAATCTGGTGAAATGGTTCGTCTTCGTACTCTGGAAAGCATCTGGATACAGGGTAAGTTGCGCATGTGGGGCCGCTGGTCTTATATCGGCGGTGGTAGTGGCGGGAATATGTTTAACCAGCTACTGGCATCAGGAAAAATCACCAAGACAGCTATCAATGATGCTCTGCGCAGAATGAAGAAATCAGGAATCACCAAGCCTGAACTTGAAGCGTACCTTCGTGAAATCCTCAACAGCAAAAATAAAAGCGGCCTGGCGTTCTGTTCAGACGAAGAAGGGTTGTTAGTGGACGGTGTCATTGCTTCTGTACTGATGAATGATGACTACCGATCTCTCTATAGCGTGATTGTCGACCGCCATCGCCTACGCAAGAGCAAGCTGCAAATGGCCAATGAACTGCAGGCTAAACATCCTGACTGGCCGCTGATCACCTGTCGTCGACGCATTGACACTTGGCTAAGTCTTGCCGAATCGATCCTGTACGCTCCAGTTTGTGACGCATTCGGCACAAATAGCGACAGATTTAAGTTGCAGAGTGAGCAAGAAAGTGCTTAAATTATGGTAGGCTCGGGACGTTAAAGCGAACTGAGCAACACAACATTAAGAGCCCGCCATTGAGCGGTTTTTTTTGTTATGATTCCTCCGAAACTCAGGAGGCTTCATGACTTGGCAAAACGTACCGTACGCTTTCGAAAAAACTACTGGCGAGTTGACCTTGGTAATAGAAAAATTACCGCCAATTGAAATCAGTTCTTCCTTTCCTTTTGAAACACTCATTACTGCTCTTGCAGGCGTTATTGCCGCAGGAATAACTGGTTGGGTTGCATACAGGGCAATCAAAGAAAATTTTGCCTTAGCCACATTACAGGCTCACTTGAATACTAATAAAGAATTGGCGCAACAAATACGTTTTGCTGGTGCTGAGCACGTGACAGACGTAATTATGTTGGCCAGCACATTTGAGCAATGGCATCTGGTCGGAAATAAGAATATGGATATATTGGCTAAGGGTGTCTTCCCTGAAGAGATTCAAGTTCCAATAAAGGCCGCTGAAATAAGTAAAAATAAATTACTTCTATTAATAAGGCCTGATGAGGAAGGTTGCAAGTTGATAACCCTGACGGCAGATCTTCAAAAAGCGCTAAAAGTATGTTTTAAAAAAGGGTATTTTACTCCGGAAGAAAAAAAGTCATTTATTGATGCACAAAACGCCTTTATTTTTGGGTGTCATGAGTATATCAATCAAAGTTTATCTTAAAAAAACCATACCTTACCAAGGCCGCCTTAATGCGGCCTTTTTTGTTTCCCCTCGTTCTGAGAGGACTCACAGCAATAAGAGGGGGCTTAATGTCCGATCCTGTTTCTGGCACTACGGTTGCGGCTGGTGGCCTGATGGGAGCCAGCGTATTTGGTCTTGCAACCGGTATTGACTATGGCGTGGTATTTGGCGCATTCGCTGGTGCAGTATTTTATGTAGCGACAGCGGCAAATATCACACGAGTACGATTGATTGCTTACTTCATGACGTCCTTCATTGTTGGCGTCCTTGCCGCTGGCCTGGTTGGTTCTAAGCTGTCACAGGCTACCGGGTACAGTGACAGGCCATTAGACGCACTTGGTGCTGTTGTAGTGGCGGCGATGACAATCAAAGTGCTCACATTTTTCAACAGTCAGGATTTGGGAAGCCTGTTCAGTATTCTTTCGCGATTCCGTGGAGGAGGGGCCAGCAATGGTAACAAGTGATCTGTCAGCGATGGTGAATGCAGGTATTTGTGCGGTCATCGTCCTTGTCCTGATGTTCTACCAGCGTGAAGGGGCAAGACATCGCCCCGCTATATCATTGCTGGCTTACTTCGTTGTGCTGGTTTATGCCAGCGTTCCATTCCGATATTTGTTTGGCCTCTACCAGGAGTCACACTGGATGGTGATCATCGTAAACCTTCTTATTTGCGCTGCCGTCTTATGGGCTCGTGGGAACGTGGCGCGTCTCGTTGATACGCTGAGGCATTAATGAACCAATCACAATTTCAACAGGCGGCTGGTGTAAGCGCCGGGTTAGCTTCGCGCTGGTTTCCGCACATTGATGCAGCGATGAAAGAGTTCGGCATTATTAAGCCTGAAGACCAGGCAATGTTTATTGCTCAGTCAGGACATGAATCAGCGGGATTCTCCGCGCTGGTGGAGAGCTTCAACTACACCCCAGCCGCTCTGCTGACCACCTTTGGACGCCGTATTACGAACTATCAGGCATATATGCTTGGGCGTGACAAAGAAAAAGGGCAGGTAGCCAATCAGCCAGCCATTGCAAATCTGGTGTACAGCAATCGCCTCGGTAACAAAGCATCAGGTGATGGGTGGAAATATCGTGGGCGTGGCCTGATTCAGATTACCGGTCTTGATAATTACCGCCGCTGCGGAACGGGATTAAAACTGGATTTAGTCAGTAATCCTGAGTTGCTGGAAAAGGATATCAACGCAGCACGGTCAGCTGCATGGTTCTACGCCACCAGCGGATGCCTGAGCTACTCCGGCGATCTGGTTCGCATCACTCAGATCATCAATGGTGGGCAGAACGGCATTAACGACCGCCGTGAACGTTACGCCAAAGCTAAAGCCGCACTGGTATGAGGTCGCTATGGGACTTGAAATGATTATCGGCCTGGCTGTTGCTGTACTGGCTGCAATTGCAGGTGTTTTTGGTCTGGGTAAATCACGCGGTACAAGTATCGCCGAAACAAAAGCGGACCAGCAACGCACTGAAGAACGTACAGCAGCTACTGAAGCAGTTGCAGAACGCCGGGTAGAGACAACAAAAGGAGCCAGGGATGTACAGCAAACTGTTAGTCATCTTCCTGATGACGATGTTGACCGCGAGTTGCGCGAAAAATTTACCCGCAAAACCTGAAGTAACGGACACGGCCTGTGACTGGGTGAGCATCATCTACCTCACTGAGCACGATATTGCCGTGCTGGATAAACAGACGAAGCGGGACATATTGGCGCACAACAAATCAGTGCAGGCTAACTGCATGAAGGAGCCAGGTCGTGAACGTAGAGAACCTAAGTGACGCGCATTACATCTATAACGAGATGAAAGAGCTACAGCGACAGAAAGGCATACTGGAAAGCGGTGCCGGACTTGGGGTGACAATCCAGTCGACCTATCAGGATAATGCCTTTCTTGATGCCATACGCCCGCATGCAGTGGATGAACTTGATCGGCGTATAGAGGAGAAAAAAGATGTACTGGTTAATTTGGGCCTCTCCTTCTCTTAAACTATCATGCATTACAGCAGGCACGTATCAGGTGCCTGCCATCAGTTAATAGGATATTTTATCGGAAGACTTGAGCGCTTTTAATGTAGCTTCAAGTATATCGAGAAATAGATCAACATCTTCATAATCATAAGATGGATTAGGTTTGTACTCCCCAATGTAAACCAACCCATTTTTACCTAAAAAGAAGCTAATTACTTCCTTGTTATTTTCATCAGTTGAGTCAGTTGCAACGAACTTCAAAAGAGGGGCTTCATTGATGACTACCAGTTTCTCATTGAAAACGAGTTCTAACCCATATGTTGAAAGTTCTAGGGTTAGTCTGTTTTCTGCATCTTGATTGAAAATCAAGGTGTTAGAAGTTAAAGAGCTTTCTTTGCATGAGTCAATAACGTTTTTCTTAAGTTTGATTGCTTTTTCATCTAAAGCCTTTTTGTGTTCTGCACACTTAATAACCTTACGGACGTCTAAATAGTCGATGCTCATAATTAAACCTCTTATTGATGAGTTAATAAACATTGAGCCATTAAGGCCAATATCAATACTAAAGAATGAGAAAGTTTAAGTTATTAGAGTTATGTCTCAATTTGATGCCACTTCGAACACAAAAATGAACCTAACAAGAGGTCATATGCGTCTAACTGTATTAGATGACGATCCCGGCAGGAAGATTAATCTCGGTGTAGAGCGATACGCTGTTTTTCTCGATGGTATAGAGGTTAAGCATGTCTTCACTGCTGACGATGAGAAGGGCGAAGTAATCGCAGCCGTTCCTGATGAGCGTGGTTATATGACGACAGAGAACGGTGAAGTGAAGCGGCATACGCTTCACGGCTCTGTGAGGATTGAACCATGCCAGCGTTAATCCCTCGCGCATGTCGCAAGCGAGGTTGTCCCGGTACGACTACTGACCGTTCAGGCTACTGTGAGCAGCATCGCAATGAGGGCTGGCAACAGCACCAGCAGGGTAAGAGTCGCCATGAGCGTGGCTACGGCAGTAAGTGGGATATCAAACGAGCCCGTATCCTGAAGCGTGACAACCATCTGTGTCAGAACTGCCTGCGTACTGGACGCGCTGTCGCGGCCACAACCGTTGACCATATCAAGGCTAAGGCTCATGGGGGTACCGATGATGATTCGAACCTTGAAAGCCTGTGCTGGCCTTGCCACCGCTCGAAAACAGGGCGTGAACGCTTCAAATGATAGTGATTATCATCAATGGGCGAGGAGGGGAGGGGGAGGTCAAATCCCTGTGGCTGGGCACCCAAAGGACCGCCGCCTAGCCTTTCTTCACATCGCCGCAGGTTAGAAAACTTTTTTTGGGGTTCCCCAGCCGATGATTAATAGGAGTTTTCGATTATGTCAGGACCGCCGAAAACCCCTACCCATCTGCGTTTGGTGAGGGGTAACCCATCAAAACGACCGATCAACAATAACGAGCCGAAACCACCTAAAGGGGTCCCCCCAGTTCCCAAGCATTTCGACAAGCAGGGGAAGTACTGGTTTAAGCGGATGGCTGAAGAGTTGGACGCCATCGGCGTGATCTCCCAGCTTGACGGGCGAGCCCTTGAACTGCTTGTGGAAGCGTATACCGAATACAGACATCACTGCGACACGCTGGAGATTGAGGGGTATACGTACCGAACTGAAACGCAGACTGGTGACGTCATGATAAAGGCACATCCGGCAGCAATTATGAAAGCCGACGCCTGGAAAAGGCTGCGAGCCATGCTTGGTGAGTTCGGAATGACGCCTGCCAGTCGATCGAAAGTAAGTACAAAAACTCCGGGCGAAGTTGATCTTATTGCTGAATTTATGAAAGCGAGGGACTAATGGCTAAAGTTTCCGATGGGATACGTTACGCCGAACGCGTCGTTGCCGGTGAAGTTATCACTTGTGAATTTGTCCGTCTCGCCTGCCAGCGTTTTCTTGATGATCTGAAGTACGGTGAAGAACGTGGTATCTATTTCAGCGAGCCCCGCGCACAGCACATCCTCAACTTCTATAAATTCGTGCCTCATGTTAAAGGAGCACTGGCAGGCCAGCCGATTGAGCTGATGGACTGGCATGTTTTCATTCTTATCAACATCTTCGGTTTTGTTATCCCCCTGGTAAATGAAGAAACAGGCGAAGTTGTGTTGCGTAATGATGGCAGTGGCCGTCCTGTGATGGTCCGCAGGTTTCGCACGGCATATAACGAGGTAGCCCGTAAAAACGCCAAGTCGACATTATCCTCTGGCGTTGGTCTCTATATGGCTGGCGCCGATGGTGAGGGCGGGGCAGAGGTTTATTCCGCAGCGACAACGCGGGATCAGGCTCGCATCGTTTTTGAAGATGCGAAAAACATGGTTAAAAAAGCGAAACCCACACTGGGGCGACTGTTTGAATTCAATAAACTGGCGATCTACCAGGAGCAGACAGCATCCAAGTTTGAACCGCTTTCTTCTGATGCCAACAATCTGGATGGTCTCAATATCCATTGTGGCATCGTCGACGAACTTCATGCGCATAAAACCCGTGATGTCTGGGACGTTCTGGAGACTGCAACCGGCGCACGATTGCAGTCCCTTCTGTTTGGCATAACGACAGCGGGTTTTAACAAAGAAGGTATTTGTTACGAGCTGCGCGATTATGCCATTAAGGTGCTGCGTGGTTATAACAGCGAAGTGGAAGGCGCGGTAAAAGACGATACCTTTTTCGCCATCATCTTCACCCTGGATAAGGATGATGATCCGTTTGATGAAACGGTCTGGCAAAAGGCTAACCCTGGGCTTGGTATCTGTAAGCGCTGGGATGATCTTCGCCGCCTGGCTAAGAAGGCCAAAGAACAGGTTTCCGCCAGGGTTAACTTTTTTACCAAACACATGAATATCTGGGTGACGGCAGAGTCAGCCTGGATGGACATGATTAAGTGGGAAAACTGTGAGTTTATAGCCCCCCGTCATGAGCTGAAAACCTACCCGATGTGGGCTGGCGTGGATCTGGCCCACAAGATTGATATTTGCGCAGCAGTAAAACTCTGGCGGGCAGACAACGGCCACGCGCATGCAGACTTTAAATTCTGGTTACCCGAAGGGCGGCTGGAAAAATGTTCCGCTCAAATGGCGCAGATGTATCGCAAATGGGCCGAGCTTGGAAAGCTGGAACTGACCGATGGTGATGTTATCGATCATGCGCAGATTAAAGCTGATTTTCTGGAATGGATTAGCGGCGAAAACCTGAAGGAAACCGGGTTTGACCCCTGGAGCGCAACGCAGTTTAGCCTGGCTCTGGCAGAAGAGGGTGTGCCGCTGGTAGAGGTTCCGCAAACGGTCAGAAACTTTTCTGAGTCAATGAAAGAAGTGGAGTCTCTGGTTTATGGTGGGCGTTTTCATCACAGCAATCATCCGGTTATGAACTGGATGATGTCTAACGTCACCGTCAAGCCTGACAAAAACGACAATATCTTTCCGAACAAATCCACGCCAGAAGCGAAAATAGACGGGCCTGCCGCCTTGTTTACCGCAATGAGCCGCATGCTTGTAAACGGCGGCGAACAACAGGACAGCCTCTCTGACCATCTGGAAAGTTACGGCGTCCGTTCATTATAAAGAGGCAGTTATGATCCTGATGATTCTCGCCCCGTTGATCGGGGTGATGGGCGCTATTTTGCTTTCGTTTGGTGTATGGATGATTTATCCGCCAGGAGGCTTAATCAGTGCGGGTATGCTTTGCCTTATCTGGTCATGGCTGGTTTCCCGCACGCTTTCGCTGGCCGGGAAAACATTGCGAGGAGGGACTGACTGATGTTTTTCCCCGGAATGTTCAAAAAAAGTGACGCCCCTGTCACTACTCCGGCAGAACTCGCTGAAGCAGTGGGAATGACTTACGACACCTATACAGGGAAAAGGGTAAGCAGCCAGAAAGCCATGCGGCTTACAGCGGTTTTCGGTTGTATCAGGGTTCTTGCTGAGTCGATGGGCATGCTGCCCTGTAACCTGTACAAGATAACCGGAAACAGCAAACAAAAAGCGACTTCCGAAAGGCTGCATAAATTACTGACGATGAAGCCAAATGATTACATGACCCCCCAGGAGTTCTGGGAACTGGTCATTGTCTGTCTTTGTCTTCGCGGTAATTTTTACGCCTACAAAGTTAAAGCGCTTGGCGAGGTGGTGGAGCTTCTACCCATTGATCCTGGGTGTGTTGAACCAAAGCTTAACAGCCAGTGGCAGCCGGTTTACCAGGTAACATTCCCCGATGGCTCAACAGATGTGCTTGGGCAGGATGATATCTGGCATGTCAGAACGCTTACCTTTGACGGGCTGGTGGGGCTGAACCCTATAGCCTATGCAAGAGAAGCAATATCTCTGGGAATGGCAACAGAGGAACATGGGGCGCGGTTGTTCTCAAATGGCGCGGTTACCTCCGGTGTACTCCGCACTGAACAAACGCTCACTGACGCTGCTTATACAAGGCTGAAAAAAGATTTTGAGGATCGACATCTCGGGCTGAGCAATGCGCACCGACCAATGATTCTCGAAATGGGGCTCGACTGGAAATCGATGGCGCTCAATGCGGAAGACAGTCAGTTTCTTGAGACCAGGAAATTCCAGCTGGAGGAAATATGCCGCCTGTTCCGGGTGCCGATGCACATGGTGCAGAACACTGATCGCTCGACGTTTAACAATATTGAAAATCTCGGCATGGGGTTTATCAATTACTCGCTGGTTCCGTATATGACCCGCATAGAGCAGCGAATCAACATCGGGCTGGTGAAGGAATCAAAGCAGGGTGTGTACTACGCAAAATTCAATGCCGGCGCATTGCTGCGCGGGGATATGAAGTCGCGATTTGAGGCGTATTCAACAGGCATTAACTGGGGTATTTACTCACCAAATGACTGCCGGGAACTTGAAGAACTTAACCCACGCGCAGGCGGAGATATTTACCTTACGCCAATGAACATGACGACGAAGCCGTCAGACAGCAGCAAGAACAAAATAACTGAGGAACAACATAATGCCGATGACTAAACAGCGGCTGGATATTCCGCTACAGCTAAAGTCTGTCAGCGACAGCGGGGAGTTTGAAGGTTATGGCTCTGTTTTTGGCGTAAAGGACAGCTACGATGATGTTGTCGTGCCAGGCGCTTTTTCGGCCTCCCTTCAGGCATGGAAAGAAAAGAATGCTCTCCCTGCATTACTCTGGCAGCACCGTATGGATGAACCCATCGGTATTTACACGGAGATGAAAGAGGATGAGGTTGGCCTTTATGTTAAAGGCCGGTTACTCATTGATGACGATCCCCTTTCGAAACGCGCACACGCCCACATGAAGGCCGGTTCTTTAACCGGCCTTTCTATTGGTTACATGCTGAAAGACTGGGAGTACGACCGTGTTAAGGGCGTGTTCCTTCTCAAAGAGATCGACCTGTGGGAAGTCAGTCTCGTCACGTTTCCGTCGAACGATGAAGCGCGTGTAAGTGATGTCAAAAGCGCATTTTCCCGCGGAGAAATCCCTTCTCAAAAAAGTATTGAACGAGTCCTGCGCGATGTTGGGCTCTCACGCACCCAGGCTAAAGCATTCATGGCCGGGGGTTATAGCTCACTTTCACAGCGTGATGTTGATGAAGTGAGTACCGCACTGGATGCACTGAAAAACATCAAATTTTAATCAGGAGTTAATTATGTCAGTTGACGTTAAAGACGTAGAGCAGGTCGCGCAGGAACTGCAGGCGAAGTTTGATGCGTTCAAAGAAAAGAACGATAAGCGCCTGGAAGCAGTTGAACAGGAAAAGGGCAAGCTGGCGGGGGAGGTTGAAACCTTAAACGGCAAGTTGTCTGAACTGGATGAACTTAAATCTGCGCTGGAAGAGGAACTGAAGCAGGTTAAACGTCCAGCCGGTGGTCCTCAGAGCAAAGCCGCAAGCGAACATAAAACCGCTTTCATTGGCTTTATGCGTAAGGGTAAAGATGACGGGCTGCGCGAACTTGAACGCAAAGCTCTGCAGGTCGGTGTGGATGAAGATGGTGGCTACGCCGTGCCGGAAGAGCTGGATCGCACGATCCTTAATCTTCTGAAAGATGAAGTGGTGATGCGCCAGGAGGCGACAACCATTACAGTCGGCGGCGCTAACTATAAAAAACTGGTTAATCTCGGCGGTACGGCTTCGGGATGGGTTGGTGAAACGGATGCCCGCCCGGAAACCGATGCGTCTAAGCTCGGCCAGATTGAGCCGTTCATGGGGGAAATTTACGGTAACCCGCAGGCCACTCAAACCATGCTGGACGATGCTTTCTTCAACGTCGAAGACTGGATCAACAGCGAACTGGCAATTGAATTTGCAGAGCAGGAAGAAATCGCCTTTACCAGCGGGAACGGGACGAAGAAGCCGAAAGGTTTTCTGGCATACGCCTCCACGCTTGATCCGGACAAGACTCGTGCATTTGGTACTCTCCAGCACATTCTCTCTGGCGCTGCGACGGGTGTAACGGCTGATGCGATCATCAAACTGGTCTACACGCTGCGTAAAGTGCATCGTAATGGCGCTAAGTTCATGATGAACAACAACAGTCTGTTTGCTATCCGAATCCTGAAAGATTCAGAAGGCAACTACCTGTGGCGTCCTGGTCTGGAACTGGGTCAGCCTTCCTCTCTGGCCGGGTACGGTGTGGCAGAGAACGAACAGATGCCGGATATCGCTGCTGATGCTAAAGCAATTGCATTTGGCAATTTCAAGCGTGGTTACACCATTGTTGACCGCATCGGCACCCGCATTCTTCGTGACCCCTACACCAAAAAACCATTCGTTGGTTTCTACACCACCAAACGAACCGGGGGAATGCTGGTGGATTCTCAGGCCATTAAACTGCTGCAGATCGGCACTGGCGCTTAATTCTCTGGGGCTTCGGCCCCGATTTTTCGAGGTGATTTATGCCTGAATTATTGCGTGAACTTAAGTGGTCCCCAGATGGTTGTATTGTCGAATCCATTCCCGCAGGGGTGTATTCGGACGGTGAGCTACCTGTCCGCGCTGAGGAAATTGCTGCCGAACTTGGCATTATCAAATTTGGTAGTGGCGGTGTTCATGTTCCTGCAGAGCCAGAGCCAGAGCCAGAGCCAGAGCCAGAGCCAGAGCCAGAGCCACCGAAAACAAAACGTGGGAAGACCAAATGAAACCGTCTATTGCCGAATTACGGCAGCAATGCCGGATAGACAGCGATGATGTTTCTGAAGATCAGACACTGGCGATATATCTCAGTGCAGCAAAGTCCCATGCTGAGAAAATTGTAAACAGGGCTCTATACGATACGAGCATCCCGGACAGTGACCCTGATGGCATCATCATCAGCGACGATATCAAGCTAGCGTTAATGCTTCTTGTCAGCCACTGGTACGAGAACAGAGAGCCGGTAAATATTGGCAATATTACAAGCACATTGCCGTTTGGTGTTCAGGCTCTCCTGGGGCCGCACCGGAAGCACCCGGGAACATAAGGGGGGTATATGCAGGCAGGTCGATTACGCCATCGCGTTACTATCCTGAACTTTACTTCTTTTCGCGATACGACAGGCCAGCCGGTTGAAGAGTGGCAGGAGGGAAAGACCATATGGGCGGAAGTGCTGGGTATCAGTGGTCGTGAGCAGTTGCAATCAGGAGCTGAAACAGCGCAGGCAACAATTCGGGTGTGGGTCCGTTTCCGGCGTGATGTGACTGCTGCGTCAAGATTAAAGGTGCTCACAGGACCATTTAAAGGCGCGGTACTGAATATCATCAGCCCCCCCATACCCGACAGTAAAGCCACCAGGCTGGAAATACTCTGTAAAAATGGAGCAGAAAAATGATTGATATCACTCTGGATTTTTCTGGCCTTGAAGAGATATCCCGCGATCTGGAATTACTGAGCCGTGCCGAAAACAACAAAGTTCTGCGCGATGCCACTCGAGCTGGTGCTGAGGTTCTGAAAGATGAGGTGATAGTAAGAGCGCCTGAACGAACCGGCAAGCTGAAGAAAAACGTTGTGGTGCTGACGCAGCGATCACGTAAACGCGGTGATATTTCATCCGGTGTTCATATTCGTGGGCGAAACATGCGAACGGGTAACAGCGATAATTCAATGAAAGCCTCCGATCGACGTAACGCGTTTTACTGGCGATTTGTCGAAATGGGCACAGTGAATATGCCCCCACATCCTTTTGTCCGTCCTGCGTTTGATACCCGTGAAGAACTGGCAACGCGAGTCGCTATGAAACGTATGAACCAGGCGATTGATGAGGTGCTGAGTAAATGACGGAAGATGACCTTTATCTTTTGCTGAGGCCGCTGGCCGGTGGACAGGTTTATCCCTACGTTGCGCCGTTGGGCAGTGATGGTCAGCCCTCGATATCGCCACCCTGGATTATCTTTTCCATCGTCGATGATGTTTCCGCTGACGTGCTGTGTGGCCAGGCAGAGAGCAGGGTTTCCGTTCAGGTCGATGTGTATTCCACTTCGATCGCTGAATCACGCTCTCTGAGAGATTTGGCGCTCTCTTCGCTTAAGCCGTTAAACCCTACAGAGGTGGTAAAAATCCACGGATACGAGCCAGACCGTCGGCTCTACCGTGCCACCCTGGATTTTAAAGTTACCCCCTGACAATTAATTCACCCACGAACCCGCCTGATGGCGGGTTTTCTTTTTCCAGGAGACAGATATGTCTGCACTTTATGAAAAATCGCAGCTGACGAAGATCCTTATTTCCTCCCTGCCAGCCACCAAAGAAACGATGGATTCCGCAACCTTCCTCGATCTGAGTTGCACCATCAAAGAAATTCAGTTCACCGGTGGTCAGAAGCAGGATATCGACGTAACAACACTTTGCTCTACCGAGCAGGAGAACATCAACGGCCTGCCTTCTCCGTCAGAAATCTCTCTGTCCGGCAACTTCTACAAGAATCCGGCGCAGGACGCCTTGCGTGAAGCGTATGACAACGATACGACCTACGCGTTCCAGGTTATCTTCCCGTCCGGCAAGGGCTTTAAGTTCCTGGCTGAAATCCGCCAGCACACCTGGTCTTCCGGTACCAACGGCGTAGTGGCGGCAACGTTCTCCCTGCGCCTGAAAGGTAAGCCTGAAAACATCGAGTCTGGCTCCTGAGAGGTCTCATGAAGAATATTAAAAATCTCGCCCTGGCTAAGATGTCGGGATTTCGCCATAAGACGGTCGCCGTTCCTGAGTGGGAAGGCGTCAAAGTGGTTCTCCGTGAGCCGTCAGGTGAAGCCTGGCTGCGCTGGCAGGAGGTGGTGAAAGGGGGGGCCGACGATGAAAATGTGTCGGTATCGGAAAAGGCGCACCGTAATCTTTGCGCTGACGTGGTGCTCTTCATTGACGTTCTGTGTGACACCGATAAGCAACCGGTATTCAGCGTAGACGAAGAAGAGCAGGTGCGTGAAATTTACGGGCCCGTGCACTCACGTCTGCTCAAACAGGCGCTTGACCTGATCAACAATGCGGACGAAGCGCGGGAAAAGTCTCAACCCCCGGCGTAAAGTTTCTGATGTCGCTTGCGCTCCGGATGGGGCGCACGCTCTCAGAGCTTCGGCAGAATATGACGGCAAGCGAGCTTCTGATGTGGATTGAGTACGACAGGCAAAGCCCGGTTGGCGATATTCGCGGTGATATCCATGCAGCGCAGATTGTCTCTGCCATCTACGGCTCGCAGGGGGCAAAAGTACCGCTGGACGATGCGATCCTGCGCTGGGGTGGTGATGAGCAATCAGAACCGAAGGACCCGTTTGCAGGGCTTGAGGCGGCACTTACAGCTGCGACACAATAATTGCTTCACATGCCTTCAATGTAGCGATACGCTCTTTCCTTAAGTAAAGGAGGCGTTATGGAACCACTGGTAGTAGTGTTTGGAATATTCGGCTGGCTGATAAATCTAATTGTGATTTTTTATTTATTACGGTTTAGCACAAGGGCAAATGAACAAGTTGAAGCCCTTAAAGAGATAAATAAAAAGCAAGATGCGCAAATAGATTTATTAATACAAGTCGCTCACCAAAGAAAAGACAGTTTATAACTCACGACCCGCTATCAAGCGGGTTTTTTTTATGGGTGAAAATATGGCTACGTTGCGCGAACTGATCATCAAAATATCTGCAAACTCTCAGTCATTCCAGTCTGAAATTTCTCGTGCTTCAAGAATGGGGAATGACTATTACCGGGTAATGCAGACTGGAGGACGCCAATCGGCCGCAGCTTCGCGTGAAACTCAGCGTGCCTTGGCTGAGGTAACTAGTCAAATAAACACCGCGAAGGCCTCAGCACTGGGAATGGCTGGTGCATTTGCTGGAGCATTTGCGACTGGTCATCTTATATCGCTGGCCGATGAATGGAGCTCTGTTAATGCCAGGCTAAAGCAGGCTTCCCAGTCGTCAGATGATTTCACGGAGTCCCAGCGGGCGCTGATGGATATTAGCCAGCGAACCGGAACCGCCTTCTCTGATAATGCGAGTCTTTTTGCGCGTTCAGCCGCTTCTATGCGTGAATATGGCTACAGTTCAGAAGAGGTTCTGAAGGTAACCGAGGCTATATCAACAGGGCTTAAGCTGTCAGGCGCAAGCGCGTCTGAAGCGAGTTCGGTAATCACGCAGTTCAGCCAGGCTCTGGCGCAGGGTGTTCTTCGAGGCGAGGAATTTAACTCCGTCAACGAAAACGGTGATCGAGTTATCCGTGCTCTTGCCGCAGGGATGGGTGTAGCTCGTAAAGATCTGAAGGCAATGGCCGATCAGGGGATGCTAACCGCAGATAAAGTTGTCCCGGCCCTGATAAGTCAACTTGGCACTATGCGTGGTGAATTTGAGGCAATGCCGCAGACCGTTTCTGCTGCCACGACGAAAGTCGAAAATGCTTTCATGGCATGGGTAGGTGGCGCTAATGAAGCCACTGGTGCGACAAGTACTCTTGTTGCCGTATTGAATACGGTTTCTGACAATATAGACACTGTGGCTACGGCTGCCGGAGCTTTGGCTGCGATAGGTGGAGCTCGCTATCTTGGAGGGATGTTTGGCGATCTTGGGAACCAGACGGCGCAATTAATAGATGCCAGAAAGAACGAAATTGCGCTCGCAGCTGCAAGGGCTGAATCTGCTACCCAATCACAACGCAAGGCCGCCGCCGATGCTATTGCTGCTGAGCGAGCTTACCAGCTTGCTCAGTCAGAACTTGTGCTGGCAAAGAATACTAATGCTGAGGCTACTGCCACTCAAAATGCCATATCCAAGCGCCGGGCAATGATTACAGCAAATGCGGCACTGGTACAGTCAAACAGAGCCGTTGCAGCCTCTCAGCAGGCACTTAACTCTGCAACATCAGTGCTGGGGCTTGTAAAAACTGGCGCTACGGGTCTTTTGTCGTTAGTTGGTGGTTTGCCAGGAATTTTAATGTTGGGTGCTGGGGCGTGGTACACGATGTATCAACGCCAAGAACAAGCCAGGGAATCTGCAATCCAATATGCGGACACAATCGAGCAGGTACGAGATAATCTGAAATCAATGTCTCAGACGCAGATATCCGCCAACCTTGGACAGGTGAATATTTCACTGGATGCTCAGAATAGTGCGATTGAACAGCAGAAGCAGAAAGTTGCTGAATTATCCAATCAACTTTATAACGCAAAATTAGCAGCCAATTCTGCTTCAGAGGGGACATGGCTGTATAACGATGCGGTTGAGAAAGCCGCAGACTTTGCTTCAGAACTTGCGGTTGAAGAAGGCCGACTTGAGCAAATGCTCAATAAAAGAAAGCAAACACAACAGTTAATAAACGACATAACTGATCAGGCTATAAATAAAACAGTAGAAATGGCTGGCGCCGTAAGTTCTCTTACAGAGATGTATGACCGGCTGAACAAGGTTTCCAGACAGTCTACAGCAGTGTCCCCACCAAAATATGCAGGACCTGTACTTCCTGCGCTTGATAATAAGCAACAACAAGCTATTGAGAAAGCACAGCGACAGCTTGAGCTATCTGGCCTTCAGGGTTTGGATAAGGCTCGAAAGCAGGCAGAATTCGATGCATCTGATCTGAACCTTCCAGCTGGTTGGCGTGAGAAATATGTCAGCATGGAAGTTGAGTCTGCCAGGCAATTACAAGCAATTCGTAACTCAAGCCGCCATAAGGGTGGAAAATCCGAGGCGGAAAAAACAGCTGATACCTATGACAAGCTGATCAAGCAGCAAAAAGAGCAGATCGCTCTGCAAGGGCAGAATACCGAGCTGGCAAAGGTTAAATATCAGGTAAGCCAGGGTGAGCTTTCTACGCTAAGTCAGGCCCAGAAAGCCGAAGTTATGCGTAATGCTGCTCTCATCGATCAGGTTAAATTGCGTGAGCAACTGCGAAATTACGAAGCCAACCTTGCTGACAGTAACGCCAGCGCCCGCGCAGCCAATGAAGCGCAACTGCTGGGCTACGGGCAGGGAACCAGGTTCCGTGAAAGACTTCAGGAGCAGTTCAATCTGCGTAAGGAGTTTGAGCAGAAGAATACCGATCTTCTCCGCCAGCGTCAGGCTGGTGAAATCGACGAGACGTTCTATCAGCAGGGGCTGGCACTTAATAAGCGCTACCTCGAAGAGCGCCTGCGCGACCAGGAGGGATATTACGCAGCTTCTGATGCGCAGCGTGACGACTGGATGACGGGACTGTCTGAGGGTTATGCGAACTGGGTGGATGAAGCGACAGATTACTCCTCCATGGCAGCTGACGGGATGAAGCAGGCAATGGGTGGGGCGGTAACTTCGATTACTGACATGCTCAATGGTAACGTCGACAGCTGGAAGGACTGGGGTGTCAGCGTACTGAAGATCATCCAGAATGTTCTGGTCAATATGGCTGTTGCTAACGGCGTCAGTTCAATTGGTTCTCTCTTCAGCTTTGGCGCATCTTCCGCCGCTGCCGCCAGTAGCGGTACTGCAATTCAGAACGCTGGCGCGAACTTCACCTTTAACGCGAAGGGTAATGTTTACGACTCTCCGTCCCTGAGCGCATACAGCAATGGCGTTTTCCAGACGCCTCAGCTGTTTGCTTTTGCCAAAGGCGCAGGCGTTTTTGCCGAGGCTGGTCCGGAAGCCATTATGCCGCTTACGCGCGCCGCTGATGGTTCGCTGGGAGTTCGGGCAGTTGGTACTCCGCAGGTCTCCGGCGGTGTGCCTTCAGTTAACTTCGGCGATATCAATATTCAGGGTGGATCACCACAGGCAGCCAGTCAGGGAACCGCCGGAGCAGCAGGCAGGCAGCTTAAGGATGCCATCACTGGTGTCATTAACGAACAGGCCAGCATGCCGGGCTCGCCTCTGTGGCGATTAATCAAGGGAGTTTAACCATGGCAGTCGAAACCTTCAGCTGGTGCCCAAAGGTTGCCTCTCAGGTTGATACAAGTTTTCGTACCCGAAAGGCGCAGTTTGGCGATGGCTATACACAGGTGGCCGGGGACGGCATCAACCCGGTAACACCTCAGTGGAGCGTGAGCTTTACCGGCGATGAGGCTTACATTCAGGCCATTAAAAACTTTCTGAACAGACATACAGGGTGGAAGTCATTTATCTGGAAGCCGCCGCTTGAGCCTTCAGGTTTATGGCGCGCGGAATCCTTCCAGATATCTACCCACGGCAACAAAAAATACACCCTCAGCAGCACATTCATACAGGCATACCATCCATGAGTATTTCATCTGATGTCCAGAAACTGGAACCGGGTAAGCGCGTCCGCCTGATCGAGGTGGACGGCTCAGCGTTCGGTGCGGGTATTCTTCGCTTTCACAACGAGACAATCCCGCATACCGAGGCGGAAATCATCGCCGCAGGCGGCGACGAGTCAAAACTTGAGCCGAAGTCGGTGTGGTGGCAGGGGCAGGAGTATGGCGCGTGGCCGTATGAACTGACCGGCATATCTGTCAGCAGTGACGGCCAGAGTTCACGGCCTTCTCTCACCGTTGCAAACATCAGCGGTACGATTGGCGCGCTGTGCCGCAGGTTTCAGGGGATGGCTAAAGCAAAGGTGATCATCCATGACACCTTCGCTCACTACCTGGACGCAAGAAATTTTCCTGGCGGGAACCCGACAGCGAATCCCAACGAGGAGCGCAAACAGGTTTATTACATCGACCGTAAATCAGGGTCAGACGATGAAACCGTAGAGTTTGAGCTTTCCAGTCCAGCCGATTTGCGAGGGCAACTCATTCCGACCCGGCAAATTCAGCCAATGTGCACGTGGTGCATGCGGGGCTGGTACAAAACCGGGAACGGCTGCACCTACGCCGGGCAAAACGGCTGGTTCGATAAAGACGGCAATCGGGTGGACGATCCTTCACAGGATGTTTGCTCCGGACTGCTGTCAACGGGCTGTAAACCTCGCTTCGGAGAGAATGAACAGCTGGATTATGGCGGGTTCCCCGGCGCTTCACTTCTGAGAGGATAATCATGCGCGACAAAACAGTTAGCGCCATTCTGGCGCATGCCGCCGCATCCTTCCCCGAGGAGTGCTGTGGCGTGGTTATTCAGAAGGGGCGGGTGGAGAAATACATCCCCTGCAAAAATAATGCTGAGTCGCCGACTGAGCAATTTGAACTTAATCCTGAGGATTATGCTGCCGCCGAAGAGCAGGGCACTGTGGTGGCGATCGTCCACAGCCATCCCGGCGACGGGGCAACAACTCAGCCGAGCGAACTCGACATGCTGATGTGTGATGCCACGGAACTGCCCTGGATTATTGCATCGTGGCCGGAGGGCGACATTCGCACCGTCATGCCTCGCGGAGACCGCCCCCTCACAGGGCGCCAGTTTGTACTCGGGTATGCAGACTGCTGGTCTCTCATCATGGACTATTTCCGCATCGAGCACGGCATTGAACTGCCCAACTACAGCGTAGATCGCCACTGGTGGGAGCAGGGTGAAAATCTCTATATGGATAACTGGCAGGAATGCGGTTTCCGTGAGTACGACGGCCCCGCTCAGCCCGGTGACATGGTTATCATGCAGGTTCAGTCCACCGTCCCGAACCATGCCGGGATTTTGCTTGATGGCAACATGCTACTGCATCACATGTACGGTCAGCTAAGCCAGCGCATTCCTTACGGCGGCTATTATCGTGACCGTACCATCAAAATTCTGCGTTATAAGGATTTGATGTAATGGAAAGAAAAACCGTCATTAAACTCAGCGGCTCAATGGCTCAGCGATTTGGCAGGACACATCGCCGCGCACTAACGTCTGCCAGCGAAGTGTTCAGGGCGCTTTCTAACACCATTGACGGCTTTGATGCTTATCTGCGTGAAGCTCGGGCAAAGGGACTGGATTTTGTTATTTTCCGGGATCGCCGCAATATCGGACACGAAGAGTTTGAGCTCCTGGGCCCAGGGGATGAACTGAGAATAATCCCTGTAATAAGGGGAAGCAAAAGAGCGGGAGTTTTCCAGGCATTGCTCGGAACGGCTTTGGTGGCTGCGGCCATATGGATGCCAGGAGTTAGTATTGCAGCAAGTAACCTAATGTTTTCCGTAGGTGCCGCGATGGCCGTTGGCGGTGTAGTGCAAATGCTCTCTCCTCAGGTCTCAGGTCTGCGAATGCGGCAAGATCCTGATAACAAACCTTCCTATGCGTTTGGTGGACCCGTTAATACGACAGCTTCCGGTAATCCCGTTCCCCTGCTTTATGGTCAGCGAGAAATAGGCGGCGCTATTATCTCCGCCGGGATATATGCAGAAGATCAGCAATAAACCAAACCACCCACTGTAAGCCACCTAACGGTGGCTTTTTTTATGGACGCGATATGACGACGACAATCATCAAAGGCCGCGGCAAAGGTGGCAGCAATCAGACCCGAACGCCTGTTGAGGCACCGGACAGCATTCAGTCCATTGCCAGGGCAAAAGTGCTTATTGCTCTTGGGGAGGGGGAGTTCGCCGGTGGGCTTGATGGTAAAAATATTTTCCTTGGTGACTCATCTTCATACACGCCTCTCCAGAACGCCGACGGAAGTTACAATTTCAATAATGTAAAATACGAGTTCCGTTCCGGTACTCAGGACCAGGATTACATTCAGGGCTTTCCGGGCATTGAAAACGAACTTCAGGTTTCATATGAGCTGAAACAGGCTGTGCCGTACGTGCGCGCGGTATCCAACACGCAGCTCTCTGCGCTGCGAATTCGCCTGGGATGGCCAACTCTTTTACTCCAGAAAAACAACGGCGATAAAGTCGGCACCCGCGTTGAGTATGCTATCGATCTGTCGGTCGATGGCGGGCCGTATGAAACGGTGGTTAACGGTGCTGTTGATGACAAAACCACGTCGCTTTATGAGCGCAGTCACCGCGTCAATCTTCCGAAAGCCTCGACTGGATGGCAGTTGCGGGTTCGCAGAATCACGCCGGATTCCACGAGCGTGAATATCGTCGACACCATGCGCGTTGTGGCCGTTACTGAAATTATTGACGCCAAACTTCGCTACGTTAACACAGCGCTGCTGTATGTAGAGTTTGACGCAAAGCAGTTCCCTAATGGCATTCCTCAGGTTGTGTGTAATCCGAAAGGGCGAATCATCCGTGTACCTGATACTTATGATCCCGAAACCCGCACTTATTCTGGTACATGGGAGGGCGTATTTAAATGGGCGTGGACGGATAACCCTGCCTGGATTTATTACGACATCATTCTGAACGAGCGCTTCGGGCTGGGTCAAAGAATCGATGCGACTCAGATAGACAAATGGGAACTTTATCGCATCGCCCAGTATTGCGATCAACTGGTACCAGACGGCAAGGGCGGCAGCGGGACGGAGCCTCGTTTTCGTTGCAACGTTTATATCCAGGACCGTAATGACGCCTGGACCGTACTTCGTGATCTGGCGGGTATATTTCGCGGCATGACGTACTGGGGCGACAATAAGATGTATGTCCTGGCCGATATGCCCCGGGATGTGTGGCACATCTACAACCACGCCAGCGTTGTTGAAGGAAAATTTACCTTTGCGGACCCGAGTGAAACCACCCGAAACACTGCCGCGCTGGTGAACTGGTCAGACCCTGCCAACCACTACAAAGATACGCCTGAGCCTGTTTACGATAGCGATCTGGCCATGCGTTTCGATTATCGTCAGCTCGAAATGACTGCGATCGGCTGCACCAGGCAGTCAGAGGCAAACCGGCGGGGGCGCTGGGCGCTGCTTACCAACGGTATCGGCGAGGTGGTGACCTTCAGCACAGGCATGGACGTCCCCCCTGTTGGTGAGGTGATCGGCGTGGCTGCTAACGAGCTGGCCGGAAGAACTATCGGCGGCAGGGTGAGTGCGGTTAACGGCCGCAACATAACCCTCGATCGCGCTGCTGATGTGAAAGCCGGTAATAGGCTGTTTTTGAATCTTCCGTCAGGCACAGCTCAGGCCAGAACCGTCCAGGCCGTTAACGGAAACACAGTCACTGTCACCACACCCTACAGCGAAACGCCGGAGGCTGAATGTAACTGGGGTGTGGACTCTGACGATCTGTTTATAGCGCTTTTCCGTGTTACGGGAACGCGGGACAACAACGACGGTACTTTCGAGGTCACCGGGACGACTTACAACCCTGATATCTATTCCGCTGTTGATACCGGCGCAAGACTGGACGAGCGGCCAGTCAGTGTCATTCCACCGGGGGTTCAGGCTCCCCCAGGAAATATTGTCGTAGACAGTTACTCTACGGTTAACCAGAACATTGCGATTACCACTATGCGCGTTGCCTGGGATTCTGTTCAGGGTGCAGTTGCGTACGAGGCGGAATGGCGGCGTGACAGCGGCAACTGGATTAGTGTGCCCCGAACGTCTTCTCTCGGCTTTGAAGTGCAGGGTATCTACTCGGGTCGCTATCTGGTCCGTGTCAGGGCGGTGAACGCCAGCGACGTTTCATCAGTATGGGCGACATCATCAGAAGTAAATCTTACGGGTAAAGTGGGCAATCCGCCGAAACCGGTTGGCTTCATCGCTTCTGAAAATGTGGTTTTCGGCATCGAGCTGAACTGGGGATTCCCGGCGAATACCGACGACACGCTGAAGACGGAAATTCAGTATAGCCTGACCGGTACCGAGGACGATGCAATGCTGCTGGCCGATGTGCCTTACCCGCAGCGCAAATATCAGCAGATGGGCCTTAAGGCTGGGCAGATTTTCTGGTACCGCGCGCAGCTGGTGGACCGCAGCGGCAACGAATCAGGGTACACAGAATGGGTGCGAGGACAGGCCAGCATAGATGTTTCCGACATCACAGACGTGATCCTGGAGGAAATTAAAGACTCCGATACCTTCAAGGACCTGATCGAGAACGCGGTGGACAGCAATGAAAAAATTGCTGGCATGGCTGACGAAATTAAAAACCATGCCGACGAACTCGAGCAGCAGGCGAAAGACATCCTGGAGAACGCTGACGGGCTGGCTCAGGCCGAAGTGAAGATCGACGAGATTTCTGTGTCGATGGACGGCATGACGGGAGGAGTGAAGAACTCGGCAATCGCGATTATTCAGAATGGGCTGGCGCAGGTGGTAAGCCGTCGCTCGCAGACCGCCACGAACGCCGGGAACAGTGCCAGTATAGACAGAGTGGATACTACGATTGCCGATACCAGCCAGGCGGTCGCACGCGCGCTGGTCACACTGGATGCAGAAGCTGGTGGCAATATCTCTAACTCAACGGACCTGACAGAAACTCTTGCTGATTTCACCCAGGCTTCGGCAACAAAAATCAACACTCTGACTGTTAAATCAGGCGAAAACAGTGCAGCGATAAACGTCAACGCACAGGCTATAGCAGATGTAAACGGTAACCTCAGCGCGATGTATAACATCAAGGTGGGGGTGTCCAGTAACGGGCAGTATTACGCTGCCGGGATGGGTATTGGGGTTCAAAATACACCCTCCGGCATGCAGTCACAGGTAATCTTCCTGGCAGACCGTTTCGCCGTGACTACTATGGTCGGCGGGACTGTAACACTGCCGTTCGTTATCCAGAATGGCCAGGCCATTATCAGGGATACAGTCATTGGCGACGGGACCATAAGCAATGCAAAAATTGGCAATTACATCCAGTCGAACAATTATGTTGCCGGCTCTGTTGGCTGGAAACTGGATAAGTCCGGGACGTTTGAGAACTACGGTTCGACAGCTGGGGAGGGAGCCATGAAGCAGACCAACCAGACAATCAGCGTCAAGGATGGCAACAACGTTCTGAGAGTGCAGGTTGGCCGATTAACGGGGGTGTTCTGATATGGCTTATGGAATACAGACCTGGGATGCTTCGGGAAACCCCAACAACTACGGAATCAAGCCCGTTTCCGTTGTTGGACGTATACAACTTGCCGCCGGACAAAACTCCGGCAGCTGGTCTTTCACTGTACCCTCAGGAATGAAGGTCGGTTTTGCGCTCTCACTTGATGAAGGAGGTAACAGCGTAGGGAGGAGCATTGTCGCGTCAGGGAACACAATAACCGTAACCGCAGCCTCTTCTGTGGGCCTGGGTAATTACCCGGCCTCTAAATGTGAGGTGGTCGTTTTCATGGAGAAAGCATAATGGCCGAATTTGGCGCGATGATATTAATGGATAACGGGAATCCCTTTGTAACGCCACAATCAACGCCTTTCTGTCTTTACGGGAAGTATACCTTCAATTCATCCGCGAATGGCAGTTCTCAGCAGGTTGCTCAAAATATCGCTTTAAACGCTGATTACCCAGTGATGGTTTTTATCAAAACCACCAATACAGCACAGCCCACTCCGGTTATGTCTTACAGGAACGGCGGTAATGTGTATGTTGCTGGTGTTAATCCCTACAACCAAAGTTTCACTTTAACGGCGTACGTTTTTGCCATATTCCCGCAGATATTACCGAAATGGGGTTTGGCAATATGGGATGCGAGCGGAAAGCTTGTGTTAACTAATGAGTCCCGTGTGCTATCAGACCTGCAGACGGTTGGCACGCCTGGTGCAAACGGCGGGATAAATATTGACCAGACGCTGAGCGGGTCATGGGCCGTTGCACCTGCTCAGTTGGGTCAGACCATCATTGTGAATAATTCAACCCAGCCTCCGACTATCTACACGATAAATGCTTATTCTTCATGCAGGTTTGACGGGGCCAATACGAGGATAAACGCAGGGGGGACCTCCACTGGGGCAGGTTCACCTGGAGGGGGAACGAATACTGGCATTTCATTAACCGCCATAAATACAGCGGCCTATGATTGATTGATCGTTTTTAGCGATCAATAACATAATATTGATCTATCCAATCAATTATACCCACCAGAATTGTATTGGTATCGTCTAAGATACTGAATTCCTCTGGATACTATCAAAATGAGAAAACTGATTATCTGCATGGCAGGCGCTGTCATGCTTACAGGATGCGCTGGCGTAATTGAGAAACAGGAACCAGTTTGCAGCGGCACTGCAATCGTTGGCGGTCAGGAAACTACGGTTCAGATTTACGGTGTGCGTAAACAAAACAACCAGACGCAGTACCGGGCTGGATATCCTTTCAGCTGGCGCTGGGTAAGTGCGAATACATTTACCGAAACAACCTGCAAATAACCCACTACGCTTAAACATAAACCTCGCTCCGGCGGGGTTTTTTTATTGCCTGGAGAAAATATGCTTTATAACACCGGCACCATCGCCATTAATGGAAATACCGCCACCGGGACGGGCACAAACTGGACAGCTCCCGCCAGCCAGGTCCGCGCTGGCCAGACGATTATCGTGATGTCTAACCCGGTGCAGCTGTTTCAGATTTCATCCGTGAACAGCGCCACGTCAATGACGGTTACGCCAGCAGTTTCCCCGGCGCTGAGCGGCCAGAAGTATGGAATCCTTGTGTCGGACAATATCTCAGTCGACGGCCTGGCGCAGGCCATGTCACAGCTCATCAAAGAGTACGACGAGAATATTGGCGCGTGGGAGGCGTTCGCCAGCACTACAGCCAACCAGATGATCACGGTCACCATCAACGGTGTAAGCATGAGCATCCCCTCCATTGGCAGCATGGCAAAAAAAGGGGTAAATAAAGACATCACCAGTCTGGAAGGGCTGACCACAGCATTGTCTGTAAAGCAGGGCGGTACTGGCGGTACTACCCAGGCCAGCGCACGTGAAGGGCTTGGTTTGAAAAAAGGATTTCCTGTATCCGAATATAATTCGACCAGTGAATCTGTGATTGATAACGTCGTGGCAAAAATGAGGGGATTCAGTCTTGCAACCCTACAGAACATATTGCCAATGACGGGTGAATTCTATGAAATTCCACAAAGTGCGCCCACATTATGGGTGGGAGCAAACGATACGTGGTTTCTCATGAGCGTGCATTATTTTACCAGGGGCATCCGTGTAATGTCCGGATACGGCACTGCGGGGGTTTCAACAACCCGTCTGTTGCTGGACAATCTGACAACCACTGTTGATGCAAACGGGTTTATAAAAAAAGCCTCACCTGTTGTGCGACTTACCAATGATCACAGAGGCATGCCTGCTGGTTTTCTCGAAGATTTTTCACTTTCTGGCTGTGCCGCGACCAATATGGAGGCGGAAGGCGTTACAGCGGAAAAAATTGCTACTGGCGTATATGAAATACGTGGCGCTGTCGGGCTACACGCTGACGGCTGGACTATTGAAATCCCACAGGATTCAAATGGCAACCGCCTGTGTTTTGTGGAGACGCAATCCACTCAGGGCGGAACCATTATCGTGTCGGTTTTTAAACGTCGCTTTGACAGTGAAACCGCTATGATCGTCGCAGGTGAGCCGATGGATATTCCCGCCGGGCGATGGATAGACCTGCGTCTCGAAATGCCAGAAAGTTCGGTGTTCAACCAGAAACTGAAAGCCGCACAACAAGGTGGTGGTGCTGACAGTAGCCCGAGCTGATGCGCGAATAATCCCTGTTCTGGTGATTGATAGTTTTAACCAGTATTGATCTGCCTTCAAATTAAAACTACTGTATATATATACAGTAAGTTACAAAGGAGGTAATTATGCAACTACAACGCCTTATTTTTCCGGACGTTCCGGTATATATCCCTGTTTATGGGGATCTCATTTCGGCAGGCTTTCCCAGTCCTGCCGCTGACTATATCGAGAGCGGCATCGATCTGTGTCGCATCTTATTCTCCACCCCTCATCGACATATACACTTCGCGTCGCCAGAGATTCAATGATCAATGCCGGCATCCTCGATGGTTCATACCTTCTCATTGATTTCAGCCTCCATCCCGAAGACGGTGATATTGTCGTCAGTAACATCGTGGGCGGGTCTGGTTTCTACAAAGATTCCCGCACAACGGGCGGGAATCGGGTAAGCTGAACGGCATGAAATTGCCGGGCTAGTTTAAAAATGGATAAACTTTAAAAGAAGCCCATAAATCATTGTTAAGTGCCAACAAACCTACGGAGATATAGGATAATATCGCAAGTGCTCCTGTAAAATAAAGTATGGATTTCTTTATTTTTTTCCAAAGAATTAGGGCTGGAATTGAAGTTACGGCAATCACACCAATCTGATAACAAAATTGTCTGGCAATGTCACCATCACTCCAAGGGTATATAAAAACATAAGGGGCGAAAAGTATTAAATGGACAAGTCTAAGTATAACCCCTATACATGCCCCAGGTATTGCAAAAAAGCCCCCCGCGCTTTGTAATAATAAGCTTGCCCTCATGCCGGGTATGAGAATAAAAAAATTAAGAATAGCCCAGAATATTAATATTATCGTGGCATAGCCAAAAAGAGTGCTTAACCCAGATTGACCGCCAACTGCTGTAAACTGTGGCGTCTGGTAAGACTGGCTCGGCTGACTAACTGATTTGCTGGCATCACATGCACTTTGCCAGCTCTCTGCATTGTCTGCCTGCCATTTATGATCATACTGTGTAAAAGGCCTGTCACTGGTAACATACTTGCCTTCATCATCTTGCCTAACACCCATATTTAAGCCCCACTATTTTTATTCATGCCGACATGTGTAGTTGTACGACTTATACTTAATGGAAGGTACGATCCCGTAGTCGTTACACTTGATATGATAACGCAATATGACCTATACAGAAGAGAACAATTACAGCAACCACTTCCGGTAGGATGCGGTCTCTAGCATTCAACATAACTCTCTGGGGCTTTCAGGATTTAACCCGCAGCCAGCCTCATATCGGCCTCTTCAAACATATCTTCCAACATGCGATTCAGTTTTTCCTGATCACTCTTGCTGGCATCGCTGTTTAAGCCGTTCGCCTGCATCGGCTTAACCTTCACTTCTGCATCCGGAAAGATCCGGTGCACTCGCTTTGTTAACTCATTCAGAATTATTTCTCTGGCACCTGTTAATCCTTCAACATTCCGTTTGTCGTACACCAACTCAACGAACATACCGCCTCCAAAGCAACAATGATTTTGCACGCAATTTATACTGTTTATTTATATAGCGTCAACGGTTGGGCACGTAGCTTTTTAAGGAAGGTTTTTGGGGCATGTATGGGGCATAAATGCCAGTTTTGGGGCATGGTTGGGACATTTTAACTCATATGAACTTAACCGAATTTCATATGGAGGCGTCTTATAATGCACTGATTAACCTAAAGAAAACACATGCTCTTGGGCGTTCTTTAGTGATTTTAAAAATTACCGCGTCACGCAGTTAAAGTGGCGGGCATACTCTTCAAGGCTGGTGATCCCCAACCGCACCCATTTAGGATGCGACCATTGCGGTAGACCGATGTAAATCATAACGCGTGAAGGATCTCTTCCACACTGCGCACACGGGCGATGCGTGGGTAGATATGGTTGATGCTGTTATTGTGCTGCTCGGCGCTGGCGGCACTACAGGCGTCTTCGGCAATCACCAGATTAAAGCCAAGTTCCCAGGCATTGCGGGCGGTGGATTCAACACCGATATTGGTCGAGATCCCACATAACACTATTGTATCGATACCTCGGCGGCGTAATTGCAACTCCAGATCCGTACCGTAAAACGCACCCCACTGACGTTTGATGATTTCGATATCACTGTCAGTTGCACCTAATGCAGCTGGATGTTGCCACCAGTTTTCGGGCAACACTTTAGCGGGGGAGGGGGCATCAACCGGCTGTTTTAATGCTTCGGCGTAATCGGCAGACCAGCCAACGCGCACCAGAAACACGGGCTGACCGCTGG